TGCCATCAGCTGGGGATTGCGCGTCACTCACCGCACCTTCGAGCTGGCCGGCCTGTGTCGCTGCAGCGCCCAGGTTCTGGGCATAGCCTGCGGCGATGTTGTTCAGCCCACCGGCGATGCTGGCGACATTGCCCAGGTTGACGGCGGACTGTGCAGCGGCAAGCTGGTAGCCGTTCTGTGCCGCACGGGCCCGCTCTGCGTTGATCGCGGCACTCTGCTGTGCGGCAAGGATCTGCGCTTCGAGGGGCTGGGTCTGAGCGAGCAGGCCCAGCTGCTCCCCGCGCACACCGAGCATGAGTTGCTGGAGGCCCACCTGTGAGCGTGCGAGTGCAATGGCACCCTGATCACCAGCGGCGATGGCTTCCTGCAGTTTCTTCTGCGCCTCAAGTAGCGCGAGCTGCTGCTTCCTGAACTCAACATTCGCCTCAAGCACCTGTTTGCGCTGGGCGATCTCCAGCATCTTTGCTTCCAGCTGCTGTTGCTGCAGGAGTGCTTTGTAGCGAGCTTCGGCAGCCTTGCGGTCTACGTTTTGGATGCGTTGCTTGATGGCGCCAATTTCAGCTTCGCTGGCGCCGCGCTCTTCTGCTTTTTTAAGCTCAAACTCAAAGTTGCTACGAACTAGATCAAACCGGCTTTGCTCTTCTGCAGCAAGCGCCCGTGATAAGCCAACGAGTTTCTCTGCTACAGCAACCTGCTCAGTAGCCTGGCGGATTGTTGTTTGGGCGATAACTTCACTGATTTCCTGCTCTACTTTCTTGCGTGATTCGGCGGCTTCGCTGACCCTTTTATTTGCTTCTATTAGTGCTGCAGTTTTGGTAACCGAACCATTAAGTTCAATGTTAAACCCCTGTTGCTCAGCCTGTGCCTTCAGGACATTGCGTGCAGTTTCGGCGGTAGCGGCGGCGGTCTGTTGCTCTAGGGGTTGAATTTGGGCCAACAGGCCAATCTGCCCTTCCCGGATACTAATAATTTTCTCCTGCAGGTCGATCTGCGCATTGGCTGCTTCAATCTCAGTGTCGCTCTTTGCCTTCGCTAAAGTGTCTTGAGCTTGCAGCAACGCTACCCGAGCCTCTTCTGCGCTCAGATCAGCTTCAATGCGGGCTTTCTGCTGCGCCAGCTCCAGCATCTTGGCTTCCAGCTGTTGCTGTTGCGTCAGCGCCTGGAACCTAGCCTCTAGAGACTGGCGGTCCTGTTCTTGGATGCGCTGTTTAATCGCTCCGATTTCTTGCTCTGACGCGCCGCGAGCTTGCGCCGTCGAAAGCTCAAACTCCAGCCCAGCCTTCACCACGGCAAACCGTGACTGTTCCTGATCAGCAAGTGCTTTGCTAAGGCCTACCAGTTGCTGGCCTACCGCCAGCTGCGCATCTAGGTTGCGAACTGGTGCTTCGGCGATGATCTGATTAAGCTGTGCTTCGGCTTCGGCGCGGGCTTGAATGGCTTGCTTGACACGATCTTGAGCTTCGGCATTTTGATCGGTCGCGGCGGTATTTTTACCGGTTGCATCGGTTGAAGCAGACTGAACACCAATCTGCTTTTCCGTAGCACCGCGCAGGTTGTCTAAAGCCTTGGCGTTGGATACAAGGCTTCTTGCTTGTGATTCATAGAACTTGGCAAGATCAGCATTGCCAAGCCGTGCTTGTTCAGTCGCCAGCAGCTTTGCGCGTTCCGCCTGTGCGCGATAGGCTTCAGCAACCTTCTGAAGCTCAGCAATATATTCTTGAGCTTTTTGACGCTGCTCATCAGTCACTTCACCTGAGCGCTTTAGCTCGTTGACGAACGTAACTGCTGAGTTAAAAACCTCGTTAAAACCTTCTTCCAGCTTCTCGGTTTCATCGACCAGCCGGAGCAGCGTCCATCCTTCGCGTGCATTGCGGAACACCTCGCCCAACCCCAGGAAGCCACCCCTTGCTTGCCGTGCCTTTTCGGCGGTTGTATCTAAATCGACGCCGAGCTTTGTCAGTGCTTCGCTGATTGCTTTATTGGAATCCTCAAACTCTTTGGATGCTGCAGCCTGACCACCTAGCACGAACTCCCAGGTCTTGAACAAGGCGATTGCAGCGCCAAGCGCCAATGCAAGAGGTGCTAGCGCCAAGACAGCGCCTTTTGCCCCAGCAATGAACGATGCAAAACTAGCCGACTGAAGATAAGTAGTGAACTGCAGAACGCTTGCTGATGCTGCAGTAAAGCCAGTTACCAGTGTTGTTTTAAGAGTGGTAGCAATAGCGCTTAGCACAGTGCCAACACCTAGGCTGCCAATCAGGCTTAGCTGAGTGATGAGGCCGGGGATCACGGCGACAGCAGCCTTGACCCCGCCCACCAGGGTGGTGGCCATGGTGCCAGCAAGCATCTTAATTTCTGCTGCTGCAATCTGAACTGCCGTAACAGTCATTGCACGCTGGAAGATCACAACAGCAGCAGTTGCAGCAGTTGCAGCGCCGGTCATCAGCACCAGCGCCGATGCGGCTGCCTTCACTGGTGCTGGCAATCCCGCGATCACTCCAACTAGCTGATTAGCCAGCCCTGCCAGTGGCGTGAGACCTGCGGCGGCGACACTGCCTAATGTTTTGCCAATTGAATCAAGCGTACCGGTTAGCTGAGTGACTTCCATTTGGAAGCCTTGCATAGCATCCCTGGCAGTATCCGTGGCGCCTTTGGTGTTGGCCATAGAGGCGGCCATCCTGCGGATTTCCTCTTCGCTTTGATTCAGCAGCGCCAGCCACTTAGTGCCGTCGTCTTCGCCGCCAAATAGGTTTGCGGCAAGACGGATTTTTGACGCAGGTTCTAGCTTGTCAAATGCTCCCTTTAGCTTCAGGAGTGTTGTTTCCATCGGCTGCAGCGTGCCGTCAGCCTCGAAGATGTTGATCCCGAGCTGCGCCATGGTCTCGGCCGCTATCTTGGCCTGGCCAGTGAGCTGCCCGACGCTATCGCCAGCGGATGGTGCAGCGCTGGCCAGCTTAGCCAAGCCGTTTCTAAGGGTGACGCCAGCTTCTGATGCATCAATGCCGGCATTGGCGAGCAATCCAATTGCAATGCCGAGTTCTTCAACGGATACGCCAAGGATTCGCGCAACGGGTGCAGCGTATTTGAACGCCATACCCATGCCATCAACGCTCGCGGCTGATGCGTTGGCACCGGTTACTAGCGCATCTACCACACGGGTAGCATCGCTGGCCTGTAGGCCAAAGCCTTTCAGCGAAGCGGACACCACCGAGCCCATTTGCGCGAATCCGGTGCCGGTAGCTTCTGCACCGCGAACAATGGCGCCAAGGCTGGCGTTCATTTGATCGACGGTCATGCCGCCTCGCACCAATTCAGTAGCAAGCTGCGCTACCTCTTGCTGAGTGCCAGCCGCCTCGATACCGACCTGATCAATGGCCCGTGCGATCTTGTCGTAACCGCCTGCTTCACCAGCTGCGGCAGCAGCTTGACGAATTTCGGTATCTAGCGCTGCAAACCCTGTCACCAGGCTGCCGATGGCGTTTAGCGCGGTGCCAGCTGCTTCGGTGACGGTATTGGTAAGGCTGAATGCGAGGCCTTGAATTGCGCCATCAATGAGGTTGAAGCCATCAGCAGCCTGGCCAGCTTTCGCCAGCTCTCGCTCGGTGTCCTGAATGGCAGATTGCAGCTCCCTAAACCGCTGGCTGCCGATCTGCGTTTTCTCTAGCTCGCCTTGCAGTTCGCCAAGCCGTGAGCGTAGGGCGATGATGCTGCTGGGATCAGCATTGATCAGGAGCTTCTTACGCTCCAGCGCCTGCAGTTCACCTTCGACGCGATCAATCTGCTGGCTGACTTCAATGAACTCCTGAGAGTCCACGTCAATCGTGACGCGCCGCTGCTCCAGTGCCGTGAGTTCGGCCTTGAGCTTGGTGGTGAGCGCCGTGATGCTGTTTCCGTCTACATTGATCAGAATCTTGTTCTGCTCAACTTCGGCAAGGTCACGCTGTACGTTGTTGATCTGAACCTGCAGGTCGGCAAACTCCTGAGAGTCAACCGATACCTTCGTCTGCCTGGTTTGCAGATCGGTCAGCTTGGCCTGTAGTGCCTCGATTGAGCTGGCGTCAATCGTGACCGCAGTGCGCTTGCGTTCCAGCGCTTGCAGTTCACCCTCAACACGATCAATCTCCTTGCCAAGGGCAACGAACTCCTGGGAATCAACATCAATCTTGAGCTGCCGTTCTTGGAGCCCATTGAGCTCATTGCGCAGCTTGGCTGTAACTGCTAAGAACGAGTTAGCGTCAGCATCAATCAGCACCTTCCGTTGGCTGATCTCTTGCAGTTCCTTTTCTGCTGCATTGATCTGCCGCTGCAGTTCAATGAACTCCTGCGAGTCAACGTCTACCTTGACCTGCCTGCTCTGTAGATCCGCCAGCTTGGTTTGCAGGGCGGTAACAGAGCGATCGTCTACCTGGATCAGCACCTGCTGGCGCTGTACAGCGCTGATCAGCGCTTGGACTTCCTTAATCTGTGCGCCAGCCTTCTCAAACGCGGACGAATCAACGGCTACCTTCAACTGCCGTTGCTGCAGCCGGTTCAGCTCCTGGTTCAGTGCAGCAAGGCTCTTGCTGCTAAACCCTTGGATGCCATCGCCGATCCCCTTGCCAACATTGTCGCCAGCGGTCTTGGCACGGGTCTCTAACTGCTGAAACCCCCGCAGCAGTTCGCTGAAATCACCACCAACCTTGACCTGAAAATCACTCACGGGGTCACCACCACGGTTGGATTGGTCCAGCGGATCACGATCTGATCAATCACGCCGATGCCTTGCCCCGGTGCATCGCCTTCGATGCTGGTGCTGGTTGCACCGGGCAGCAACGCCACCACACGACCGGCAACGGTCTGCAGCTGACCGGCCGACTGCCAGCCGGAGACATAGATCCGCCAGGTGGGATTCGTCAGCGTCTCGGTGCTCAGCATTACCTGCTCAGCGAACCGTGGCACGGCAGTAATGACGATCTCGATGCCGTTTACCACCGTGCCAGGCGGCAGCTGTTCATTCGTTGCCAGCACCGCCATCGCTGGCATGGTGGACCCACTGGGCAGGGTGTATGTGCCCAATGCTGCTGCGATGGCCGTATCAGCCAGCAGCCGGTCATAGATCGCCTGTGCAGTGGTCGGCAGGGCCATGGCTCAGTTTTCCGGCAAACTCACCAAACGCCAGCCAGGCCATGGAACTGCCACTGCAGGAACAGCTGAGGAATGAGCAGTGGCGGCGAATGATTCAGGGTGCGGGCAGCCGCGACCTAGAGAACCTGAAAACCGTTGCGCTGGCCATCCTCGACTATGCCGAAACCAACCGACAGTTCGCGTTGCAGCAGGCCGCTGCAGGGTTGCCCAGACAGCAAAACACCCCAGCCGCCTGAGCAGCCGGGGTGCAGCAGAGTGGAGATCAGAACTCCAGCTCGTAGGGCCCGTAGGCCCGCAGGGTGGTGCTGTACTTCACGATCTCACCGGCGGCATTGGACTCCTCGAAACCGGTGAAGCGGCCGTAGCCGTAGCTGGTTTCGTTGAACCCGGTCGGGCCCACCCTCGCGTATTTCACCATCAGGCCCTCGCGCACTGACTCCTTAGCGGAAATGCGCAGCAGCTTGTAGGCCGCATCAGAGTGGTTGGTGACACCCTCCAGGCTCCAGGACATGGACTTGCTGGTAGCGATCGACGTGTCGAACGACTTGGATTCGTCGTCGTAGGTGATCACCGTCTCCTCACTCTCAGACTCGCTGGGAGCGCAGTTGGTGAGGCCCAGCAGGCGAATCGGTGCATCGGTGCCGTTGAGCAGCATCGAGCTGCCAACCACTGCCCCGCTGGTAACGGTGGCCTCGGTCTGGTTGGCTGCGGTCAGTGCGTAGGTCAGCGTGAACGGCGCAGTGGTCGTCACGGCGGTGACCGTGAAGGTGCCGTTTGCAGCAGTAAACGGTGCGGGCAAGTTGGCCACGCCGATCACGCTGCCGTTGGCGATGCCATGGGCGCTGCCGAACGTCAGTGTCACCACGTTGGATGCGATGGCAGCCTTGGTGACCACCTTGCCCTCGCCAGCCAGCAGCTTGAACGTGGGGCCGGTGCCATGCGGGAACACCAGCGAGGTGTTAGCCATCACCGTGGTGTTGTCGATGAACTTACCAGCACCGAGGCCTGCATTAGGCAGCAGGGTGGACAGGTTCACCGATCCTTTCTTCAGGACCTGGAAGAAGAAGTTGTAGCCGTAGGCTTGGGAGTAGACCGAAGACATGGGGATGCGTGATCGCTTCCCTTTCAGCGGTCCACTACCCGGTATGCCGTGTTGGCGGCTTAAGGATGGCGCGGAAACCTAGCGGCAACCCGCCCTGTGCCTGCTGCTGTGAGCTGTTACCCCCGTGGTGTGTGCCACTGCCCAAACAACACCCGCAAGCCGTTTCAGGCACGGGTGTGGTGGGCTGGTCGGTACTGGAGCCTTGGGTACTTCGCCAGCATCACGGAAGCTGAGATCAAGGTGAATCGGGTGTATCGAGAGATGGCCGAGTGGAAAGAGATGCAGCTTCCTCCGCCCACACTGCTCCCACTGCTCCAGAAACGGGAGCAGGCACCGCAAGACAGCACACCGGCTGATCATCACCAGGCCAGTGAAACTGCCGGGTCTGGCCTGTAGCGGTGCCTTCCGCGATCAGGAATCCTCGCCAGCCATCGGCGGTGGGTTCAGGCGCCAGCAGGATGGCATCAGTGGCGATGAGCGCGAGCCGCTGGGGTGTTGGCTGGCCTTGGCCGGCAGCGTGCAGCACGTCGTAGAACGCGAGGGCGAAACCTGGGAACTGGTGCTGGTTGAGCAGCGCGAGCATGGCAGAACCAGCCTCTGATGGCGGGCGTTCACCAGGCTGCTGCTGGCGGAAGAAACAGAAGTCTGCCAGCGGCGGCGGCTTGCCGTCAGCGTGCGCGTTCACATAGGTCTGAGTGAGGGATGCGACTGGGAGCTCAGCCCAGTGCAGCTGCTGCATCAACCAGCGCTCACCTTCCTCGATCGCTTCCGTGATGTAGGAGACGGGGAGGGATGCGAATCGTTCGCGGCTGAACTCAGGAGCAGCGGGCCAGAGTCTGCGGCATCGCCAGAATGCTGCGGCCCAATCGGTTGGGGCGGGGCTGAGTTGTCCTGAGGCGCGAGCTTTCCCAGCGTTTCAACCATCCCTTCGATCAGTTCTTCAGGGGATTTGGCGGGCTGGTGACCGTTCTGTTCATCGCCGATGAAGTTGTAGATCGCGGTTTGGAGCGGCTCGGGCAGCTCGGATGAATCAGCTTCGGTCCAGGCTTTGCAACCGGGCAGCCGGTGGGCGATGGCAGCGGTAACGGTGCGCAAGACCTGCTGGCGGTGTGCCTTGCCGAGGGTGATGGTCATCTCAGCGATCAGGTCGCTGTGCGCAAGCATCAGGCGCTGCTCTGAAGGCTCCAAGGGTACGGGGATTCCCAGCCGGGTGGAGAGGATGCGGATGGCCAGGCGCTGGGCTTCGATCTCGCTGTGACCGCTGGTCAGCAGGGCATCGGCAAGGCGTGATGATTCGCGGGTGACCACGGCTTGGTATTCATGCTCACGGATGGCGATCTCTTCACCAGCCAGCAGCGAGCCGAAGACGGGGAACTCAAGGGAGCAGACTTCACCGTTGACGGTGGCTGAAATGGTGCGCGTCTCGCGCTTGGGCGCGACAACGAACGGAAGTTGAGGCACGACAGCGCCGGGGTGGGGTGTCGTAGGTTTCCGGCTTAGCGGCGGAGCTGCGCTAGCCAGACGTTCCTGAGGCGATCGGCGACGTTGTAGGTGACGATGCCGGAGACGTTTTCCTGTCCGAGTACGGCGCGGGTCCAAGGGCGGGCGGGGAGTTGCACGCGGCGTGCGTTGCGGTTGCCCCATGGGAAGATCAGGGCGCCTTCATGCACGGCGGTGGCGTAGTTCGCTGACCATGTGAAGGTGGCCTGATACGGGCCGGTCATCTGGTACGAGCCGGATTGCCGGAGGCTGCCGGTGTCGATGATGTTGCGTGGGCTGCCGGCAGTGCCAACGGTGCGCTTGGTTTCACGGGGCCATGCCCAGGCCTGAGCGGTGAAGGATTGCTGGAAGGCGCCATAGAGCTCACCCATCACGATCTCGGTGGCCCGTTGCGCGGCCTGTTCAGCGAGCTTGGCGAGGTTGCCTGATTCAACCGTGACGCGAACTGACATCAGCCTGCTGCTTGGAACTCAATTCGGATCTTGTCACCCAGGACGGATCGAACCTCCGCACCAATACCACCAGTGCCGAAGGGATCTGCCAGGCCAACGATCGTCACCTCACCTTGCTGCGCTGGCTGGGTAATCGTCGGCAGCTGCTCCAGCACCGTGAGGATCCCCCGGCCATTGGAACCAGGCAGCAGCCCTGCAGGCGCCAGGCCGGTTGTGGTCCATGTGAAGGCTGACCGTGCCGCCAGCCATGAGGTATTGGCCGGCAGCGCTGCCCATTGGGTGATGTAGCCGTCCAGCACCTGCCGGCGTGGATCGATGCTGGGCAGGCCTGTCGCGGGGTCAGTGCCGCTGTTCTTGGCGAAACACTCAACCACCCAGCTACCGGCTGCAGCCGGCACACCAGAACGGAAGTTTGCTGGTGCGACCGGCTGGGGCAGCAGGATCCGCAGGTTGGCGTAGGGCGCGAGGTCAGTTGCCATCAGCGGCGGCTGGTGCCACGGTTCCGCTCAAGTTTCCGCACCTTCGCTGCAGCAGCCTGCGCACGCTTCACGTTGGCGCGGATATTGGCAGCACCGGAATCTTTGCGGCCGCTGAGACCACGGGTTGAGGTGCGGCCACCGGCAAGCATCTTGGCCTCACGTGCGGCGGATGTAGCAGCCTTGTAGGCAGCCTTCGCCTTGCTGCTGCTGGCCTTGCTGCTGAACTGTTTGGTGCGTGCGGATTGGGCAGCCTTGGCAGTTGCTGCAGCAGCGCGACGTGCGGCCTTATTGCCCGAGCCACGGTTTGATTGAGCAGCAACCTTGGATTGCTGCTGAGCGCGAACGTAGCTGGTGCGTGCGCTGGAGTTCTTGCGGCCAGCGAGGGCGTTGCTGCTAACTTCCTTGACCAGCTTCTGCTTACGCTCAGCCACATTGCTGGACTTGGATTTGGCTTTGCCTTTACTACCACTTCCCTTGCGTCCACCGCCGCCACCAGTGCTAGCGAAGCGACCGATGCGATCACGTTTGTACGTTCTAGCCATTGCGGAGGGAGATCAGGTAGCTGATCTAGCTTTCCTGTCTGAACTCAGCTCCGCATCAGCCGTGCGCTGGAACCGTCGCCACCGTCGTAGGGCTTGATGCCGAGTGCCTGGAGGATCTTGTGTTTCAGCTGCGCCATGCGTGCGGCGAGTACACCGCCAGCGGTAGCGTCAGCCCGGCCACCAGAGACGGTGCGAACCTTGAGCAGCGAGGTATCCCACTCCAGCACGTCAGCTTTCTTTTGCCGGTCCTGACGGGTGAGTGTGGTGCCAGGGATGGGGCCTTCATATTCCTGCGCGTTGCTCAGGTGGGCGGTGCCTGCTGCGACCTGATCAGACCAGTCCTGTTCGAGGTCTTCGATCTCATCAATCCATGCCTGACAGCATGCAACGGTGCCGGGTGACACGTCTGCAGCGCGGTTGAGGATGGTTGTAAGGATCGTGAGGTTGTATTCGGAAACGGGCCAGAGGGCATAACCACGAATGAGCTCGCGATCATCGCGGGCGCTGCCGGCATTCGGCCGCCAGAGCGGGTTAAGGGTTGGAACTGCCATGGCCTAGGTTTCCTGAGACAGGATCCAATCCTTCAGCTCGGCCACGTACTGCCTGAGCTGGTGTGCGAGGCGTGCATGGCGGCCGTCACCAGTGGAGCGGTAGAGGTGTTCGTGACGGTCGATCGCGTCGAGGGATTGTTTGATCAGCGGATTCCATGGCGCCCGTGTAGGCGTGTCCCATTCGCGGGCCATGGTGTAGCGGCGTGCGTGGTGCTTGAGGTTTCCGTAGCGGTCACCACTCCCCTTCCCGCCAAACCCTGAGCACCTTCGCGCCAGGTCCCGCCAGCTCGAGGGCAGTGGCGATGGCCTGGGCCTGGGTGACGGCGTAGAGCTCGATGGGGCCGGTGGTGAGCTGGACGTGGTAGAGGCGGGGGATCATCGTTTCAGGTGCCATTCGCCGTTGGCGTCTTGCTCACCCAGCCGCTGCACCAGGGTGAGGTTGGTGGTGTTTCTGGGATGCATGGTCGTGCGCAGTCCAGCCTTGCCGCTCATGCTCCAGTAGCAGGTCAGGTAGCCGAACTGGCGTTCATCGGTGACGTACAGCAGCCCCATGCCGGGATGGCGCCAGATGTCGCCGGGTTGGAGGTGGTCAGGTGTCACTGGGCCTCCAGTTCGGTGGCGAGGGTGAGGAGTTCCGTCGATGCGTTGCAGCTGCCAAGGTGATCTGCTGCAGCGCGCAGGGCGGCGGCCAGGCACTGCTCCACCCAGTCATCATCAAAGGGGCCGCACAACTCGTAGCGCTCGTTGAATGCTGCCACGATCGCCCGAGCCGCTGGCGACAGTTCAGCCACGGTCGGCCTCCCGATCCAGCCAGTCGATCAGGGCCTTGGCGGTGGTGAACCTGAGATCCTTGGCAGCCGCCGCCGCCTCGCGGATTGCGGCGCGGGCTGTGCTGTAAGGCAGCTCACCGGCTTCCTGAGCAGCTTGAGTTTGGGGACCCATCGCCTCCGCCACCCTCCCCACCAACCCACCAGCAGGCCTCATCTCAGCACTGGCGGCGCGGAGTTCGGTCATGGCGGGATCAGGAGTCGGATCGGCGGCGTCCAACGCAATCAGGCGGTCGAGCTTGTCTTGTGGCGCCGCCTCCAGCGCCTCCACCCGCCGCACGATGGCGTCAACGCAGAACCTGTGGCTCTCGGCCTGCTCTAGCTGCGCGGCCTCTAGGGCTTCGATGCGGGCGCGGAGTTCGAGGATGCAGGATGCGGTACTGCGGTGTTCCCTGGTCCAGTGATCCTGATGCTCCCACTGCTCAGGCGTGGCGCGGTGTTGGTTGGTCACAGTTGCACCTCAGCTTCGACGATGTAATGCGGCGCCATCCCGATACTGTCAACTGACAGGTTAGTGACTCTTGCCCCGGTGCTCTCTGCAAACTGAGCCAGCAACGCGGCAATCGCTTTCTCTAGATCGACTTTCGCGACCTTGGCTTCTTTGATGTCCATGGTGTCTCCGTAGTGGGGTGAGCGATCAAGCAGCCAACAGCCGCCGAACCGTGGTGCGCGAACACCCCAGTCGATCAGCGATCCGTTGCTGTGTCCAGCCATCGCGGCGCCACCTGCGGGCGCGTTGCTGACGGGATTCCGTCAGCCACAGCAGGGACAGCACGGGGAGCAGTAACAGCACCAGGACGGTGCAGAAAACAGTTGTGGTCATGGCGGTTAACAGTGGTGTGGTGGCGTCGGCCGTCCGACTTCCGCATCATACCGCTGCGGTTGCCCAACTGCAACAACCTACGCCATCTTGCTCAGCCACAGCCGCCCACCGCCAGAGATCGACGCATGCAACACCGTCGCCACCTTATGCGCCTGGGCGTCCGGCAATTCCACTGCAGCAGCCCTCAGCGCTTGCCTGGTGGCGTCCTCATCCCGTGCGGACACGCAGGCATGGCACAGCAGAAAAGCGGCTAGATCGGGTGGGAGTTCCACTGTTGCTGTTGCGCAACTGCAAGGCTATTGTGGCAGTTCCCCACCAAGGTGCAGTTAATGCCCACCCAGACCACCGCACTCACCGGCGATGCGCTCAAGGCCAAGGTCGCTGAACTCGGCCCGCAGCCCGAATCCGACATCGCCATCGCCTGCGGCTACATCACCGCCAACGGCAAAGCCAAGCTCTCAGCGTTCAAGGATGCCCTCCTGGCTGCCCATGGCCTGAGCCTCAAGCCCGCCAAGACCGGCGGCCGCAAGGGCAAACCGCTCTCCTTCACGGTCACGACCGGCAAGACCGGGAACATCGTGATGGCTGGCGGCTATTCCGCCCTGCTGGGTATCGAGCCTGGCGGCACTGTGCAGATCACCCATCAGGGTGATGCTCTGATCCTCACCGCTGCTGGTGTGCCGGCGCCTGCTGCTACGGCTGAGCCGGTCGCCGCGATCGGTTCGCCCGTCGTCACCTATGACTCTGTTCCCCAGCCTGAGCCTGCCCTGGCCGGTGCGGTTACTCCGTTCTGAACAACGGCACCGATTCATCTAGCGACGGCTGACCTTTCGGGTACAGCCGACGCTCTGATGCCGTAGGTGTACGCAATGCCCGTGCCAGTTCGGCGCGGGCTTTTTCAATGCTGATCTCTCGCGCTTTGGCGT